AAATCGGTCCCCACCATCAGGCTCAGCCATCTCTCCAGTACTCAGCTCAAGGCTTTTGCTATCGCTGACAACAAGACTGGTGAGCTCTCCGAATGGGAAGAAGAGAAACTCTCTGAGATGCTTCAGGAGCTCGACATCGAAGGCTTCGACCTCGAGCTTACCGGTTTCTATGATCAGGAGCTCGACAGCCTGTTGGCCGGACTCAAAGGCGATTCCTTACCCGGGGCCGAAGCGGAACGAGAAGATACGGTCCCGGAGAAACCAACGAAGCCCCTTACCAAGCCGGGCGACCTTTGGATCCTCGGGGAGCATCGGCTTCTCTGTGGCGACAGCTCGAACGAAGCTGATGTGAAGCGGCTCATGGACGGCAAGCGATTCGACCTCTTAGTTACCTCGCCTCCCTACAACATCGGTAAGACTTACTCCAAATACCGAGACGACAAGGAATACCGGGAGTATCTAGCCTTCATCGAGAAGGTCTTCGCCCTGGCCTATCGGCACATGAAAAGCCACAGATACGTCTGTGTAAATATCGGCCGCGAAGCCACTGTCAACACATCGGCTCACTACGCCTACGTCCTGGAGGGTATTGGATATCACTTTTTCAGGAACATTTACTGGATAAAACCCTTCGGTGCCGGGAAACCCACAGCCACTTTGAGGTTTCCGTTCCCACGCTACTACAATCCTAAGCTGATCACCGAAAAGATTGTCATCTACACCAATGAGCTGGAAGGGGCGCTGCCGCAGGAAGCGGAGATAATGTTAGTCTACGACAAGGACTATGTCCGTGGATCCAGACCACCGAAATCGGAGAAGATCCCGATGGAGCTTCTTTCGGGCTATATCGGGAATGTCTGGTACATGCAGCCCGAGACGCAGGCCTTTCAATTACACCCGACACCCTTCCCGGTTCTGCTAGTCGAACTCTGCTCACGATTTTTCGCCTTCGAGGGGGAAATCATCTACGAGCCCTTCGTGGGATCCGGCACCGCCATTATTGCAGCTGAGAAGACCGGGCGCCGCTGCTACGGCATGGACATCGATCCCAAATACTGTGACGTCGCGGTGAAACGCTGGGAGGAATACACTAGCAGCAAAGCCAAACGCTTCAAAAAGGGAAGGGTGGCTTGATGTGGGACGCAAAGTATCTCAGCAGAAACGGACACGGATGTTTAAAGTCTGGTCTCGAAGTCGGGCTGAGTCATTTGTCTCACAATTATGTAAGGTTCAAATCAGGACTGTTAAAAGATACCGCAAACTCGACAATTGGGATAAACGGCTAAAGGAGATAGAATTAAAGGTTCAAAAGAAAGTTGATTATGACATTCAGAAAGAGCATGAAAGGAACCTCCGACTTATCCTAGCTGGGAAAAACTATATCATCCGCGAAATGACTAGCGGTGATATTAAAGCCAAGCTGGGAGATATTTCGGAGCTGATACGAACCGAGCAATTATTGGTTGGGAAGCCGGATACTTCGATCAATTTACAGATTTCAGATGAGCGAATTGCCGAAGCCTTAGAGTTACTTCGGGCCTTTGGTGGAAAGGGTATTAAATCCCTTGCTGACCAAATAGCAAAAGATGAAAAAGCGAAGTAAGATCGGCAGAGGCCTGCAGGCCTGCGCCACGCTTTTCATGGCATTCCCCGAGACCCGGCGGAAGCTGGCCGACCATAGCATCCGCTTCTTTGCCTGGTACTACCTCGGATTCGACCTGTCCGAATGCCAGGAGCGGTGGATCTACGAGATGATAAGGACCCGCCGAGGCTTGGTCCTGGCCCCCGCCGGGCACGGCAAGACCGAAGCGATCGCCCGCGTGCTGGTCCTGTGGCTGGTAGCCAGGAACCGGAACTTGCGCATACTCATAACCATGAAATCCGAGGACCTTGCGATCAAGAGCATCAAAGTCATCAAGCAGGAGCTGGAGACCAACCAGCGCCTGATAGCCGATTACGGATCCTTCTACGATCCCGCCAACGTCTGGCAGGCGCGGGCGATCACCGTCCGGCGGGACGCCAATCTCAAGGATTCGACCGTGGAGGCCGTGGGGATGCTTGGTGCCATCACCGGTAGCCGATTCGATGTCATAATATTTGATGACATCATCGACGTTCTGTCGGTACAGTCTGAGTCCGTAAGGGCCAAAACGGAAGATTATGTCGACGGCACCCTCATACCAAGATTAGAGCCTGACGGGGTTGTCTGGGCCATAGGCACCAGAAAGCACTACGACGATATCTATAACCATTTCCTGAAGAATCCCACCTGGGTTTGTGTTGAGGAAAAAGCCATCATCCGAGAACCCGCAAAATGGGATATCGTCAAACGTGAAGAACCGATTGTCCTGGATGACGGCACCGAGCAGTGGTATGAACCGGTTATCTACAGCGATGACCAGGGTGAATGCCTATGGGATGACCGATGGTCGATGAAGCTTCTGCTTCTCCATCGCTTCACTATTGGCACTGTTGTATTTGACCGAGAGTATCAGAACAAGATAGTCAGTGATGAAACTGCTTTGTTCAAATTAGCATGGCTGGAACAGTGTCGGGATGAGACCCAAAGTTATGTGTCGGGTCAGTTGTCTGCCAATCAAAAGTCCCAATATGTAGCTATCATTCAAGGGGTGGACCCGTCATTGATAGCTTCCAAAAAGGAGGCTGAGGCGAAGGACTCCGACTATATGGTGATAGCCACTATCGGCCTTCGCTCTAATGGCAAGAGAGACTTGCTTCATCTATTTAGAGATAGGGGTCTATCTCCCGCTATGGTGGAGAATATGATAAAGGTAGTCTATCATCAGTTTGACCCCGAGTATTGTTTCATAGAATCGAACTCCTTTGGAGCCATTCACGCTCATAATCTGATAGAGAATACAGGGATGAGATTGGTCCGCCATCATACGGGAGTTCTCAAACAGGACCTGTATAAGGGAGTGCCTTCGCTGTCGGTCCTGTTCGAGAATGTCAAGTTTGGCCTCCCCTATGCCACGCCCAAAGACCAACAATTGACCGATATTTTTATCAATGAATTCTACCGTCTGGGGAGTGAGGCTCACGATGATATTGTTATGGCGATGTGGATTGCCGAGTCCGGAATTGCTCGGTTTCTAACCTCCCAGGCGGCCAGAAGAAGGAACATTCAGAGAGTAAGATCAGCAAGAAGAAGATAGGGATATGGCTGAAGCCACAAAACGAAAGAAAGCCAGAGAGGGAGGCCGAATGGTCCTCAACATCAGGACCATAGGCCAAATCCTAAAGGCAGAGGAGCCTGTCTCCAGAATCCAAGACCCTTTCTCAGATCTCTATGGTGGGCGGGACGCTATTATCAGCCCGCCTTACAGCCCTCTCCAATTGGCCCAAATGGTCGAGATCTCGGACATACTCCAGCAGTGTATCTCCGCAATGGCCACCAACGTTGATGGATTTGGCTATGAGCTGGTCAAGCCGGAGTTTCTGAAGGAAGAAGCGGTAAATGAAGCGGAGGCAGAGGAGGAGAAAAAGAGACTTGAGGGATTGTTCGACTACTGCAATCCTGGGGAGAACTTCACTATCCTTCGCCAGAAACTGCGGGTGGACTTGGAGGCTACAGGGAATGGCTATATTGAGGTAGTCCGCAATCGGCGTGGTGAGGTTTCCGAGTTCTATCTTCTACCGGCCTACACGGTCAGGATGACTCAGACTGATAAGGAATGGACTCCGTTTACTCAGCGGGTGATGGATTCGGAGACAGGTCAATATGAGGAAGTGAGCAGAAAGAAAAAGTTCCGGCGTTATGTTCAGGTTCTGTCGGGAGCCAGAAAAGTATTTTTTAAGGAGTTCGGTGACCCTCGAACTATAAGTGCCAAGACCGGTGAAGAGATTCAAAGAGGAGATCTAGCTAATGAAGCATTGGCTTTCAAGATTTACTCCCCCTACAGCGTCTATGGGCTGCCCCGTTGGCTGGGGACTTTACTTGGCCTGATTGGCTCCCGGAAGGCGGAGGAGATCAACTACCTCTATTTCGACAACAAGACCATTCCACCTTTGGTTATAACAGTTTCTGGAGGCGCCCTCACTGGAGAGACCATAGACAAATTGGAAGATATCATCAACAAGCAGATAAGAGGGACTCGGAACTTCCATAGTGCCCTGATTCTGGAAGCGGTTCCCCATAGTGCCTCAGTGATTGAAGGAGAGAAGATCACGCCGGTCAGAATTGAGGTCAAGCCTCTGACCCAGTTCATCCAGAAGGATGCCCTATTTGGTCAGTATAGAAAAGACAACAGTGCTGCCACTCGATCAAGCTTCCGTCTCCCGCCTTTATATGTGGGAAAGGCAGAGGACTATACTCGAGCCACGGCGATGGAATCTGCCCGGGTGGCGGAGGAACAGGTATTTGAGCCAGAGCGAAGGGCTTTTGACTATGCTATCAACCGAACACTCCTTGCCGATATGCAAATCAACTACTGGAGATTCAAAAGTCTGGGTGGAAAGACCAGCGACGACGCTGACATAGTTAAGGGGATGGCTGGAGTCAAGGAGGCCATTCCTATTGGTATCATCCTTGAGGCGGTGGCTGATATGCGGAACGTTCCGGTGGGAGATATTCCCCAGGAGCTGTATCACATTCCGCTTGGAGCTTTGATGTCAGGGATGGCCGAACTCCCGGAATGGGGAGAGGAAGCCACTGAAAAATCGGTCCGTTATCTGATGAAGGTGAGAGAGAGGTTGTCCAGCTATATAGAGAAGAGCCGTCAGGGGGGAGAGTGATGCCGATACCGAAGCCAGGCAAGAAGGAAAAGAAGAATGACTTTATGAGCCGCTGTATGGGGGATGATGTTATGAACAGGGAGTATCCCCAAGCCAAGCAGCGGTTCGCCATCTGTAATCGGCAGTGGGAGAATAAGAGCAAGTCGACTCTTGGGGACTTGATAAAAGCCACTGCCTTCTCTGTGGAAAAATGAGGACTAAAGGGTGTCTGAGGTTTTAACCAGACAGACAAGACGACTAAATATACTGCCAGGGGCGTTGGCGTTAAATCTACACCCGTTAGGTCTGACCGTTGATGAGGCATTGGCGGCTCGAGAGGCTCTCGAGGGGACTTTAGAGGCAATTCTGGGCTGCGAGATATGTAAGGCTGGCGAAGGAAATCCCCTCCCATTCGAGAGGGCTATGGTTGAGCTTCTCTTCAGTGAGTGGGGAAAGGCAACAAAGAAGGGGACCGCTGTGGCAGTCGAGGGATTGATGGCCAGAAGTGGCGATCTGAGCCCGGAGGAGATGGAAGGCATACTGGACATACTCGACAATACCATAGAGGAGAGTTTCGGTAGAGGAGTAGAGGGTGAGACCTACAAGATATTCAATGGAGCCTACAGAAAGGGAAAGACAGATATCTACCACAGATTCAGAATGGAGAATGTCTTAGACTGGGATGCTTTCGATAGCCACGCTATAAACTGGCTGGACAAACATCATCTCTATTGGATTGGAGGTTATTATGACAAGACGATCTCTGGCAAGATAGGCAGGGCGATCGGTGACGGGATGAAGGAAGGATTGGGACGGGAGGCCATCGGGGAACGTCTCAAGGGCTTCTTCCAAAAATATCCTGGCATCTCCAATAAACCTGATGTCTACTGGAGAGGATTGGCGGCGAATGGAATGAATCGAGCCCGCAACTTTGGAATGATAAAAGGCTATCAGGAGTTAGGTATAGAATACTTGGAAGTCCTGGCGGTGATGGATGAGCGGACTTCTGAAATATGTAAGATGATGAATGGCAGAATCATTCCGGTGGCCAATGCTGCTGGCCAGAGAGACGCTATGATGGCAGCCGAGAGTCCGGAAGATGTGAAGACTATTTCTCCTTGGCTCAAACCAGCTCAACTCAAGGGACTGGACACTAAAGGCATTATGGGCAAAGGAGTGATTATGCCACCTTACCACTTTCACTGCCGAACCACAGTGGTCGAGAAGCGCGGTCAGACACCCAATGTCTTTGCCTTGTCTGGAAGTGCCTATATCAAATGGCAGTATCCTAAGGATATTGTGACTCCTCAAGAGAGAAAGCGATATAGAGCCAAAATGAGAAGGGAGTATAAGCGGAGAGGGATATTGCCTGGGATGAAGCCCTGAGGAAATAAAAGATGGCTGACTATGGCGACATTGTAACTCGACTTGCGGTAGACTCGAACATCCTGCGAATCTACCCTAACGCTCTGGTTCAGATATATGAATCTGGGACCAGCAACCTCATCTGGGAGGGAACAGCTGACGCTAATGGCAACTGGGATGTTCCTACTCTGACCACAGGCAAGTATGACATCAAGGTAGATGGCCAGATAAGACGAACCGTTCACCACGTCAAGGCTGACCATACTCACATTCCTCCTGAGTCCTGGATGTGTTTCAAAGGAGGAGGCATCACATCCGACCAGGATGAGTCCAATGCTGTGATGGTTTATGGTAGTGAGGTAGGTGGGACCATCACCAAAGTGATAGTCTTGGTTCAAACTGTAAGTGCCACTGGGGATATGTATGTTCATATCCTGAAAGGTGTCAGTGAGGGTGGGGCTATTCTAACAGTGGCCAGTGATTCGGTCTGGAATCATAGAGTGTATCCTGGCAGTGCCTGTTATAGGTATATGCACGAGGATGACAACCCTGGCATAGATGTGGCGGCAGGTGAGGCCGTGACTATTGGGATTGACTTCGTCGCCACTCAGGTTCAGGGATTGACAGTTTTGATGGTGTTTGAACCCAGCTCTTAAAAGAAAGAGATAGTTATGAATTGGAAGAGAGCTTTTCGCTTGGCTCAAAGAGAGCCTGTTGCCTACGTTTTTTTCAGTGGGGGGAACATCACAGGGGATGTCACCGAGGGTGTGCAGTCTATGATTTATTGTCCTGGTAAAAAAGGACGGATTGTCAGACTGGAGTTGGCAGCGCAAGCTGTGAACTCCACTGGGAATGTTGTCATTCACCTTTTGAAGGGCAACTCCTACGGGTCGACAGCTTTGGATTTGACTGCCTCTGCTGCCTCAATCACAGTCAATCCGGGTGCTGCTTGTAAGCGGTTCGTTCAGCAAAAGAAGGTGGACATTCCCGTCGACGCCAACGACTGTTTTCTTCTGGGGGCAGCCTTCACTGCTACTGCTGTCGGAGGTGTCACTCTGATTGCTCACTTTGTCCCTGATTGAAGGTAGGAAGAAAGTTACTACGGAACCTTATAAATATATAAGGAAGGAAAGTTGTAATGGGTGATAAAATCAAACCTGAAGCAAAATACAAGCTGATCAATGTGAATGTGTTTGAGATGACCCTCACGGGTTCTCCTGCAGTCCCGGCGGGAACATTTCTTCTTCTGAAGTCAACCACCATTCCCGATGGTGAAGAGGCTTTCATAAAGCCTACTCTCTTCAAGGCTATCGATAAGACCAAGAGGCAGGTGTTCGGTTATTGCCTTGTTCCCGATCAGCCAGACTATCAAGGAGATGTTGTTTCCGCTGAGGAAGTGGAAAAAGCCTGCCACTCCTTTATGCGGAACCTGTCCTATAACGAACAGCACGCTACAGGTGGAGGCCTCGAACATTCGATGTTCGCAGATGTGGGCTATCCCGTCCAGAGCGTGGTGGACACTAATGGCTGCCTCGGGGAGGGGGTCAGTAAAGGTGGAGGTATCAAAGGGGCGTGGTGGATTGGAATGCAAGTCACCAATGGAGATATCTGGGAGGCCATTGAAAAGGGAGAGATTAAGGGCTTCTCTATCGGGGGAACTGGCAAGCGAATCCCCATTGGCGATAAGGAAACGTCTGGGGGCTTGGCCAAGATTTGGGGGGCGATGAAAAAGGTGGTTGGCGAAGCCCGAAAGGACGAAGAGGGGCCTATTTCATATCTGGAGGCCTATCAATCCACCAGAGTTCGTGATGACCTCTATGATATGTTCTCCGCCCTTACCAGAAGTATCTTCAGCATTCTGGACACGGACAAGCTTGAGCAGCCTGCGAAGTTGGAGGCAATAGCCACCACAGTGGACCAGTTCAAAAACGCTATGGTCTCATTCATCCAGGTGATAAAGGCTGGTCGAGAGCTGAGCACCGCAAATGTCGCCACCATAAGTGAGGCAGAGAGGGCTTTGGCAAGTGCCTTAGAGGGACTCCAGTCTATTCTGAGTCGGATTCAGGATAAGGAGGATAAAGGTAAAAAGAAAACCTCCAAATGAGAAGGAGAAAACCGAATGACCGAAGAGCAAGAAAAGCAGTTGGCTGAGACTCTCAAAACCCTTTCCGAATCCTTTGAGAAGTTCGATGGGCGACTCAAGGAGATGGAGGAGAAGGTTAGTAAGATGGACGCCAAGCCCGACCCCAATGATGGTGAGGGTGGGGGAAAGAAGGAGGACCTGAAGGAGTTGACGAAAATTGTCGCCGATCTGAAAGGTCAGTTTGAGCAGATTGAGAAGAAGCTCAAAAACCTCGAGGACACTCCTTCTACCAGAAAAGGAGATGAGGAACCACCCGACACCACAGGGACTGTGAAGAAGGAAGACGTGACTCTCAGTGAGAAGCTGAAAGGCACGGCATTCTCCTTCCAGAAGGTCAAAGAATAAGCGGAGGCAATCACTCGCTGATAGCGAACAAACCCTTAACTAAATAGGAGGAAAGCACGAATGGACAATCAGGAAATCCTGGCTCTGTTCAATCAATGGGCGGAGAAGCGAGGCATTGTTTCCAAGGCAGAGGGAGGTGTCCTTGACCTGACCACTATGAACTTTGGTGGTCTTCTTCCTCGAGAAGTCGTGGAGGACTTAATCGTTCTGACCCGAAAACAGAGCGATTGGCTGGCGGCATTGGACACCAAGGTTCGGACTCAAGCCGCTGGAACAGTTCCCATCTTCGACCTGAATGAGCCGGTGACCGAGTATGTGGGTGAGCACGACCCCACCCCGATCACCACCCGGCCGACTTCTGCAGTGGCTCCTTACTCCTGCAAGAAGTTCCGTAGTGACCTCTACATCACTACTGAGGACTTGCGGGAAGCAGTGGCCGCTGGGATTCCGAACTTCGAACAGAAGCTGACCGAATCTTGGGCGATTCAACTTGGCAACGATGTCGCTGATGTCGTTATCAATGGAGATAAAACCCTGGATTCGCTCACCCGTCGGAATCGGCTCCGTAGGGGGATAAACGGACTGGCGAAGCAGTCTGACCTTGCGAACATCTACAATGCCTTGGGGCAGGCTTGGGGTCAGGGAATCTTTGCCGCTATGCTGGACAAAATGCCTGACCGGTTCGCCAACGACCCCAATCTGAGGTGGCTCTTCAATCGGAGGTTGAACATAAACTGGCACGCCTCTCTGACCAACGTCAACACCACCGAGAGAATGAGGTCCGGGTTGGGGGATCAAGTGATCTCTACTTCGATCAACGTTCCCCCGTTGGGAGTCAGCCAGCTTATCGTTCCCCAGATTTCTTCCAATGAGGGAATCTCGGCAGCTCCGGATACCATCGTCGACAACACGACCTACCTCACCGCCAGGGTAAACTCTATTCTCGTCGACACCACCGACTCTACCGGTAGAAAGGTGAAGATAACCTATAAGCCTACGGGTTTGTCGGAGATCTTGACTGTCTACTATACCTCCACCCAGAACACGATTAAGACCGTTGGCCTGCTGGGTCAAACCACCGTCGACACCACTGCTGCTAACTATGTGGTTCAAATCTACGACGAGACCCACCTCTATCTGATGAACCCCAAATCTCTGACTCTGGTCTATTGTTCTGAGTGGCGGTCCTACCGGGAATTCAACAAGGACTACGATCGGTTCGAGATCACGACCTACTTGGAGCTCGATGTTCTTCTGCCCACCGCAGATGCCGTCGTCAAGTTCAAGCGGGTTCTAGTGGCCCCCATCACCTCCTGGTCTTAATCTGACGGGAGACTGAAATAAGGAGGAATGAGAGACTATGTCAAAACAAGCATACCGGTTCGATCTTATAGCGGCTACCTACAGCACCGCTGGGGCCAGCTATACCAAACCCTGGTCTGTAACTCTTGAGGAGGGAGACCCACGGATTTCTGAGTTCAGAAACAACGGGTGTTTCAAGGAGACTCCGGTGATGTTGCCGGAGCCTCCTCCTCCCAAAGAGGAAACCCTCTCCTTTACCAAAGAGTCTCCTACTGGGGACATCCCCAATATCGCCTCCAAAACCAAAGAGGCTTTGATTGAGGCCGGTTATGAAACCATTGGGGAGATCTTGGATGCCTCTGAAGAGGACCTGACGGAGATAGAAGGCATTGGCGGAAAGACTGCTGATGCCATCATCTTTGCCTGTCAGGAAGCTCTGGGTTTGGTAAAGGAAGAGGAAGAAGAGTAAATCGTTCACCTCACTATAAAAGATAGGAGAAACTAAATGCCTGGAGTTGGCAGATTTGGATTCGGAATCGTTGGCGGTGTGGGAGTAGAGTCCCAGATATTCCAGAACCGAGTGATCGAGGGAATGTTGGTTGGAGTCCCTACCACCCCTTCCTCTCAGGTGACGGGAGCTGGAGCCTACGACTTCAATGCCGACATCGCTACGGGTCTATTGGCCGTTGATGGCACTGTGAAAGAGTACGCCGTTCAGGCTGACTATGATGTAGGAAGCGGCGCCGCCGCTATTCTCATCGTAGGTCAGTCGGTAGTCTACTCCATCATCGCTTACAAGAGTAAGGGTGATGGGGTTGTCTATATGAAGTCGGTTCAGGGTGTGGTGGCAACTACGGGACTCCAAGTGGCTCCCACTGATGCCGCCATTGAGGCAAACCTCGCCGACGGGACCTTCTGGTATAGGTTGGCGAATGTGACTGTCAACAGGACTGGTGACACTACTGTCACTCAGTCTCAAGACAACACCGTTCGTCCTACTCTTATCATCACCAGAGCCTAAGGAATCACGGTGGCCTACATCACTGTTGCGGATTTAAGAGCTGAGGGTGTTACAGACCCGCCATACGATGATGAGTATGTGGCGGTCCGTATCGCCCTCGCTCAATCCTTAATAGAGGAGTTGACTGGTCGCTTCTTTGAAAAGAAAGCGGCCTATGTAGTTACTCTGGATGGCACTGGCCACGATTTGTTATGGTTGCCTGTCCCGCCTACCGGTGCCGATTCGATAACCAAAGTAGAAGTAGGTGGGGACGAATTGGACACTGATGATTATGAACTACTTATGCCGGCCGTTCCCGATGGAAGATTCAATCCCAAGCTCCGTCTTTTGAGCGGATACTGGCCCATTGGCAAAAGCAATATAGTTATCACAGGGGATTTTGGCTTTGTCGATCCAGGGGAGACCCCGACCACCCCTGTCAATATACAACACCTTTGCAAAAAGATCGCCGTTTGGGGATTGCCTATGGTCGGCGACCCCGAGGCTCAACGCGGAGGACAAATCATCCAAGAGTCCTTAGGGGACTACAGCTACAGACTTTCCGAAGTTGGCCAAAGGGGTTTCTTTGGTGACTCTACAATTGATGGCCTTTTAGCGATGTATAAAACCAAGAGAATAAGAAGAGTCTGAAAGGTGATAGTAGAGGTTATAGCTACAGGAGCGATTGGATTCTGTGGGGGGATTGGAGTCGCTTATCTCGGAAGCATAAGAAAGGTGGTTCGCCACTGCGTGGACATAGAACATCTCAGTGAGGCGGTTAGGGTCAATGCCGAGAACCATACCAAAACTCTGGGTCTTCTCACGAAAGTAGTTGACCAGAACAACCTTCTAATTCAGAAGATAATAGCGGAGTAGTAGTCCTGATGCCAAGCCTTTTTTTGAAGGACCGCTATAAGACCTTCTTTAGAGAAGTGGCGGGTCTCACTACAGTCGGCTACTATGCCTTCACAGAAGGTGGGGGGATAGATGAGCTGACAGGGGATATGCTTGATGAGAGTCAAGCCTATGCTGAGACTCCCATTTCCCTTTCTGCCCTTATAGTTCACAGTCCCTCCCAGGCGGTTCGAGAGAAGATAGGCCTCGAGATAGAGTTTGACTCTTTAGTCAGATTGTCTCAACAGCAACTCGCAGAAAAATCGGTGGCAGTTAAGATTGGAGACGCTTTTATTCTGCCTGGGGATCTCCAACCTCCTACCTTTATCGTTGATCAGACCACTTACATCACTGCCAGAGTCCACTCTATTCTTGATGATGCTGTAGATTCTACTGGTAGGAAAGTGAAGATCACTTACAAACCTACGGGTTTGTCGGAAATCTGCACCGTCTACTACGAATCCAGTCAGAACAAGATTGACACGACTGATCTCTTGGGTCAGGAGACTTCTGGAATCTCCGGAGCTCCCACTTCCATTGTTGACCAGACTACCTACCTCACTGCCAGAGTTCATTCCATCCTCGATGATGCCACGGATTCTACCGGTAGGAAAGTGAAGATCACTTACAAACCTACGGGTTTGTCGGAGGTCTGCACCGTCTACTACGAGTCCAGTCAGAACAAGATTGACACCACCGGTTTGCTGGGTCAGACTACCGTCGACATCATCGCTACTAACTATATGGTTCAGATGGTTGACATCACCGCTGCTAACTATGTGGTCCGGATATACGATGAGACCCAATGGCACTATGCGAAGAAACTGGTTTTGGGGAAACAATTTGAGAATGAATTTTTAGACTTAACAGTAGCTGTGAAGAGGGGGGTTGGTAGGCGTGGCTAAACATCTCTATGGTGATTGGGATAAGGCACTCGGTCGTCTCAAAAATATGAACAGCCTTATGGCGAAGAATATCCGAGTGGCCACTAAGGAGAATGCCATTGGTCTCAGGGACGAAATTAAGAGGACCATCCGGGATGGCAGAAGTGAATGGCCTTCATTATCGGGAATCACTGTTAAGGTTAAGGGTAGTTCCAAACCTTTGATTGGCCACGGGGATTTGATGAACAGTGTGACCGCTCAAAGTCTTGGTTCTTTTGGTTTCTTTGTAGGTGTGCCTCGAGCAGTAAAGAACTCCGAAGGGGTGGAGATGGTGAACATCGCCCGGGTCCAGGAGTTTGGAGCTAAGATCAAACCCAAAGTGGCCAAAGCCTTGACCATTCCTGCTACCAGAGAAGCCCAAGTCTTAGCTCACCGAAATAGGGGAGTTAGAAATATCCCCGGCCTCTTTCGACCAAAAGGGACCAGAGTACTGGCCAGAAAGGGAGCCAAAGGATTTGAGGTTATGTTCATCTTGATGAGTCAGGTAGAGATTCCCCCCAGACCCTTTGTTGGACCTACCTTTGAGGACAATAAGGACGCTATGAAGAAGAGATGGCGACGGGCCGCCAAAGATGCCCTGCAGGGGAGGGTATATTTTGGCTGAACTATTGCGGGATGTATTCAAGAGCCTCCGGGACTACTTTCAGACCAATCTGACGGCTGACAGAGTAGTCCTGGGTTTTCGAGATGAGCGCTCTGAGGCTGAACCGGAGCGCGACTATCCTGAGGTGACCGTCACTTTGTATGATGCCCGCCTTGATAATGCCGGTAGGTATGGTGGCCTGTTCAGAACTGTTGCCGTAAATCCCGACGGCAAGACAGCCAAGATAGGAAGAATTCCCTCCCCTCTTAATCTTTACTTTCAACTGGATACCTTCTGTGAGAAGAGAGAGGATGATTGGATTTTGTCCCGGGAGGCTATGGGACTGTTGGGAGACCGATATACTAAAATCACTACCGATGATGGTAGGGTTCTTCACTTTTTCCCCGTCTCTATGGATGTGCTCGATACCTTGACCGCTGATGTTATATGGAGAAAGGCGTATAGGTTTTTTGTTCAAGTCTGGCTTGACAGTCCAGCCGCCGCTGAAGATGCCTACCTGGTCTTAATTCGGCGACTGAAGATGGAGGGAGAAGTCTGGGATATGGATTCGTCACCTTCTGTTCTGTCTTGTGGCAAAATCTACGGTGCTTAGGAGTAGTTATGGCAACTGACTTGGAAAAAGCTTTGTGGGCCGCTCGAAATTGTTCTCTCGTGATCACCTTCGAAAAAATAGACCAATTTGTTGGTCGAATGAAGGAAGCCAATTCTCGTCTGAGACTTCTTAGATATTCTCGTCCAGCTCTCACCACTGAGGAGTCAATGGAGCCATTTCCCGGTTCTGTAGTTCCCATTGGGAATTTGAAGACTGCTCACGATGACTGGTTCTGGAAAACAGAGGGTGGGGAGTATATACATCCCACCGTGGCTCCCCATCAGAGTGAACGCTATCTTATGGACCCCGCGGCGGCGTTAAATGGTTTTTGTGACTATTGGGTCACCGAATTTCTCAAGTTCGCCGACGCTGGTTTTTATAATGGTATTATGGCCGACCTGACCTGTATTAGAATTCAGAAGATGGAACAATACTATCCTGGTTGTTCCTGGAAATATCCCACTCAGGCGGAGTTCGAGGTCGTTCAAGAGGCTTTCCTGGCAAAGCTAAAGGGGGTTCTTAATGAACACGGAATGCTTCTTGTTCCTAACAGTCCCAACATTGATTCGCCCACAGACCCAGACTATTTGGTGAATGTCTGGAAGGACATTGTTGATGGCTGGAACAGGCAATGGTTTATGATGAAGGCTAAGAATGAACCTGGAGACCCATTTATGACCAAGGTCAATTGCGAAAGATTTATGACTATCTGTGACGCCTATTCTGCTGATGGCAAGTTGGTCGTAGCTCAAGTCTCTCCCCGATATATGGAACAGGGGTTTTCAGAGGACCAAGTTCGAGCTGACATTCTCTATTGTATTCGCGGTTATCTTCTCATCAAAAATGACCCTTGGGTATATATGACTGTCGATTGGAATGGCGCCTTTGCTAAGATGGAAGACCTGTTCAATATCTTCGGGGACCTATTTGAATACAAATATGGAAATCCGGTTGGCGATCGATTCGAAGAGGGGGGAGTTTGGAAAAGACGGTTTGAGAACGGGATGATAGTTGAGGTAGATATGGCAGCTCAGACTTCATCCTTCGGTCCAGAATAAAAGGAGAGAAGATATGGCATTTGAGATAATCAATCGTCAGCCTACCTTTCTGACGATCAGGCTGAAATCAACTGAGGTTGTCATTGGACCTAAAGCCACAAAGGGTCCTTACGCTGACCAAGAACTCTCAGCTGACATTAGGCTGAGAGAGAGTAGAGGGGACCTAAGTCTTCGTTATATAAAGAAAGAGATTCCCCAAGAGGAGGTTCCCCAAGAGGAGATCTCCAAACTGACAGAGGAGGCGGAAGATCTCCAAAGGGAGGAAGGAACAGATATTTTAAGCGAATCTAAACCGAGAAGGAGGAAAAGAAGAGATGAGTAATTACAATGTGGGTGTGAACTTGGTAGAAGGCCAGAGCCTATCCCCTATTGGGGGAGTCACCACTGGAATCTGTGGTCTGATGGGGAACTTCGTCAAGGGTCCTCTTCACGAGGCCACCTTGGTGACCAACCTCAGTCAAGCTCAGGGGATATTCGGAATCAAGCCTCCTACGGGGTGCACTTCCGCGTATTCGGTTAAGGCCTTCTTTGCCAAGGTAGGCTCCGGTCGACTCTACATAGTTAGAGTGGCCAGCTCTGCCGCCGCCAAAGCCTTCAAGACCTTTCAAGACCGTCAAGGCGGTCCAGCGGACACTCTGAAGGTCTACGCCAAAAATGAAGGGATATGGGGAAACGCTCTCCAGGCGGACATCGACGACTACAGTATCCTCTCCACTGAACCCGAAGTCACCATTCCTGTTGAGGCTGAAAGTGGCCGGCTGGTTTCTATAGAGGGCTTGGAAGTGGGCTCCGATCTCGAACTTGACAATGGGACCAATCAGGAGTATGTGCGAATCACCCAGATTGACGCCGCCAACAAGACAGTCTATTGGACTGGGGGATTGACTTACTCCTATCCTACCGAGACTTCCACCGTCAAATCGATGGAGTTCTCCCTCAAGATCTACGACACCAGCCTTCTGGTGGAGACCTGGGATGGTCTGTCGATGAACGACGCCGTGACTTTCCACTGTGAGAGGGTGATTGCTGGCAACAGCAACTATATCACAGTGGAGGACCTCAAGACCGTCGACACCGACTACACAGATCTCCCGGCTGTCACTACTCCGCAAGCTCTAACGGGTGGGGCCGACGGTCTTTCGGATGTGACCAAGGATGACTACGTCGGAGTCGAGGCCAGTAAGACAGGCAAGTATGCTTTCGACGCCGTTGAGGGACTGTTCCGTTTTGACTGTCCCAATCCTCTGCTGACCAATGGCGACCTTGAGGTCGCTTACAAGGCTTTGGTTCAGGACCTCCTGGACTACGCCAACACCAGAGTTCTGACCCACTTCATTGGAGATGTGCCCTATGGCAAAATCCCGACTGAGGCGGTGACTTTCCGGAACAACTTCGCAGGGAGAAGGCTCACTTGCTGGTATCCCTGGATGAAAGTCCTTGAGGAGAAAGTAGAAGTCTTTCTCCCCCTCTCCAGCTTCGTTCTTGGGTGTTCGGTCGAGAAGGACTATCGGAGGGGCGTCCATAAGAACATCGGCAACGAAGCGATTCCCTACGCCATCGACGTCGAGTATCCCGTCTCAGTTCCGGAGGGGGAGGTCCTGAATGACGCCGGAGTCAACGTCGCCAGAAAGTTCCGGGGCAGAGGGATAAGGACCTATGGTGGAAGAACCTGTAGCGCCTTGACGCTATGGAGATTCAACCACTACGCGGAGCTCTGGAGCTACATCGGGAGAAGCCTGATGGAAGGCTTGGCCGATGTTCCCTTCGAACCTCACGATCAATTCCTCTGGAAGTCGGTCATCCGTCGGGTCGAGGCTTTCCTCGCCAACGAGCAGAGTAAAGGAGCACTATTCGACGCCTCCAATCCCACCGGAAAAGCCTATCTGGTGAAGATGGACTCCTTCAATAACCCCAATGACCAGATAGCTCTGGGAATCGCTATGGTGGAGGTTGAGTATGTCCCTGTGGGAACCGCGGAGAAGTTCGTCATCAAGCTGACCAGCTCTCCTACGGGTCTCTCCGTAGCCTGAGCGGGATTGAACAGTTAATTCTTAAAATAGGATAGGAGAAAGATATGCCAAAAGAATACGGGAAAGCGGCTCCCGACGCCAACTATGAGACCAACGCCAAGTTCCTTTTGGAGATTGAAGGGATCGCCGTGATGGCTTTCGAAAAGATAACCACAGGCGACTCCGAGTGGGGAGTCATCGAAGGCAGAACAGGTATCGATGAGCTGGTCAAAGGAACCTCTTCAGGACTGAAGAAGCCAATGACTATCACCATCGAAAAACACCTTCGGGTGGGGGGAGTCGACGATATAAAGGAGATCGTCGACTGGCACAATGCCGGCTCCAAAGACCGGAAGAGTGGGGCAGTGGCCCATTTGGACCGTGATGGAGCTGAGACCATAAGGTTCAATTTCCGGAACGCCTGGGTTCCAAAGATGACCGTGCCCGAATTGGACGCCAGTCAGGACTCCAACCCGACGGTCTTCGTCTTTGACCTGAGTATCCCGGAGATAACTTTAGGCTGATGTCTCTAATATCCGCTCCAGAGCAAATCATTGAAGCTCTTGATGTCCTCGGCTTAGAGAGGCTCAAGGGTTTCAACTTTGCCGTCCAGATAGATGGCCAGTTCACTGGGAGCCAATTTGTCCTTGGTTTCGAATCTGTTGATGGCCTCAGTGAGACTCTGGATGTAAAAGAAGTTCTGGAGGGAGGTTATCCTGGGAGACACAAATTCCCTCGGAAGGCCAGACAGAATGCCATCACCTTAGTTCGAGGTATGACTTTCAGTAGGTCTTTTTGGAATTGGCATCAAGAGGTGCTCAACTGGACTAAGGGTCAGCCTGACTACAGAAGAACGATGTCCATTTATATGTTGGACCAGATTGTCAAAGTTGGGATGACTGTGAAGTTTGAGGCTTGGCGATGGGATTTGTTTCAGACTTGGCCTTCAGAGTGGCTTGGGCCACCCCTAAAGGCCAATGAGGAGAAGGCGGCATTTGAGGCCATAGTCATTCAGCATAGTGGAATCTCCGAAGCCGAAGGAATTTTTAGTGGGACTGCTGGAGAAATTTTAGGCGTATTTCAATAGGAGGCGGGACGATGGAACTAACCAGAGAATGTGAACTCCCCATTGGTTATGAGGATGGTCAAGGGACAGTTCACAAGTCGGTCCAGATGAGGAGAGTCAAGAACTCCGACATCATCGGTCTTAACAAGGACATCCGAATGAAGGCTCTGTCTGAGGATAACTTAGACATAGAGAGTGGCAATCCTGTAGTCTCTATGAGGGCCACCGGAGCCTTACTGGAGATGTTCTCCATCATCTTCGGGAGGGTGGTGACAAAGTTGGGGGAGATGACAAATCCTCCCGCTAAGGTTTTCCAGGATATGTATCAGGAGGACTTTCAGGCTTTAATAACAGTCTACAACGACCTGAACAAAGTTCCGGGAGTAGAAACGACCCGCCCTTTTCTTTCCGAGAAGGAGTAAAGAACTTTCCATATCCCATAGATCAGCTTTATGAGGAGATGTTCCTTCTGGTCTATGGTCTGGGGTTTGGCTATGACGAGGTGACGGAGATGGAGCATACGGAAAGAATTAAATGGGTTGAGATGATGGCCAAACATAATAAGGAACTCGCTCAACGATTAAGGGACGTCCCTCGAGGAGGATCTCGGGTATTTTAGCCCTGTAGATCCGCCTATGTGTAAAAAAGGCTGGGGTTTCGGCGCCGGGGAGGACTGGGGGGTCTGAGATCTGTGAATTTGGCAAAAAGTGGTATTGCGACACAATGAGTTACGAGTGCTATAAGACCGACCCTTTGTCTGGGGGGATGGACTACGGCAAAAACGGGGAGATCGTCGCTCAGAGGCGCTCTGAGAGCTTCGTTGAGTCGGAGGCAAGAATGTCTCCCTGGACCTAAGGGTAGTAGGTTTAATTATGCTGGCAGAACAGTTAGGTTTAGGTGTTGTCCTTCAATGGAAGGATAAGATGTCCCGCCAGGTCAAATCGGCTGAGGGGAATCTTCGGAATCTTCGAAGGACCGCTAAGGGGACCACTGAAAGTATAGAGGAACAGGCTCATCGGGCGGGGCTGGCAATGCAACGCTACCAACAGGGACTTCGGATGAGCCTTAAGGTGGCGGCGGCAGGAGCAGTTTTAGCGGCTCCTTTTTTGATTAGTTCCAAAGCCGCTGCCGAATCCCAACAGAGATTAGCCGATGTGAAATCTCTGTTGGTAGGCACTATGGATGTAGCTGAGGCTGACAAACAGATAAGAGGATTGAAGGAAGCCATACTGGGTATGGCTGGGGATACGATGATTCCTCTGGCAGACTTGGAGACGGCTACCTATGATTTGGTCTCAGCAAATCTGACAGCAGCAGAGGCTCAAGGGGCGTTGAAGCCTACCGCAGATTTGGCAGTGGCGGGTATGGGTTCTATGAAAGAAGCCGTAGAAACTATGGCAGCTCTCCTGAATACTTTCGCTCTCCGATGGGATGTCACTCTTACCCCAATGGAAAAGGCCAATAGGATAGCTAACATCTTAGCCGGAACAATAGGTGAGTTCAAGACCACCTTGCCTGAATTATCTCAAGCTATGCAGTATGCTGCTGGGCCAGCGAATGTTTTAGGAATCGAATTAGAGGAAACTGCCGTAGCGATAGGACTTCTTCAAACTAAAGGTCTTAAAGGGACTCTTGCCGGGACAGCCTATTCTGCTTTTTTGAGACAGGTTACTCAGCTCCAGAATAGATTCGGAGAGTCCCTTGATGCTTCTACTATGTCGATGGATGAATACTTGGAACTTGCCACCAGTGGGAAAACGAAGGGAGGGACCAGCAAAAAAGCTGCTGCCGCTGCCAAGATAGTTGGCATTGACATAGTGGACGCTCAGAAGAGAATAAGACCCATCTATGACATCTTGGAGGAGATAGAGAAGAGATTCGGCATAACCTCTGAGGACATAGCGGAGGGCCAGAAAAAAATAGTGGACGAGACTCTGGATGGGGCTGCTTCCTTTCAAGCTTTTGGTTTGGCAATGGAAGATTCGGCAGCTCTTCAGGCGGCATTCGGAGATGAAGGTTCTCGAGCGATCGCTATGTTGTTAGGCCAGAGTCAAGCTCTCAGGGAATCCATAGAAATCATCAGAGAAAGCGATACTCTTCAGGCCAGGGTGACAGCCAGGCAGGAAACCCTTAATGCTCAGTGGCTAATCACGAAAAATAGAATAAAGGCTATAACTATCACTATAGGAGACTTTGCTCTACCTATGCTGGAGGCTTTACTTGGGCAGGTAAAGCGGGTAGTAAGTTGGGTAGGAAAGTTGATTGAGGCT